GCGGCGGCAGTCGAGTCCCGCAGACGCTCCATCGCATCCGCATCAGGGCTGATGGTTAGTCGAGCGAGATATGCCTCACAGAGTTTGAGACGGTTCAGCGGAGTCGGCTCCAACTTGCCCCAAGCCCTTGCGTTCCAGTCGTCCTGTTCAGCGTGACGGGCGACATCAGCAGCGCGTTGCTTGTCGGTTTTCTCGACCTTCTCGCCCGGACGGGGTGCGGACTTCTTCAACTCAAACAGCCCTTGGTACTGGTTAGCAATGGACTGCTCGACCACGGCATCTTGGTCAGCGCCAAACCGCGACAGTTTAAGTTTCATCGCGTGTTCGCTGACTTCCTTGATGGGCTTGCGGATGGCCTTGCGGTAGGCAACCCATCGCTCCCATGCGGCTTCGTCTACTTCGTGCATAAAAACCTCTCTGTGGTTGGTAGGAACAAGCGTAACTGTTCACCAAGGTTAATGCAACAACTTTAGTTCAGGCTTCTAGGATTTAAGATTTAACTCTGTAGGATTGTTTCGTAAGACCCATGCTCGGAGGACCGGGAAAGGACCCCCCTAACCCCCAAGAACATTGGGAGCCAAGAGAGTCCAACCTATGCCCGTATGGACGCGGTTGTTAGACCCGCCAGACCGTGGTTTCCGGTGTCTGGTCGATGATTGAACATCATGTGGGGATTGCACCCACCCCGCCGGTGACAGATGCCCGTATCAAGGGGTCGCGTGGTGGGGTGTTTGACACGACTAGAACAGCCGTGTAAATTAACCATCACGCGAGAATAAGCATCTCAAGCGTAAGGCCATTCCCCCCGGCCCGTCAAGCCCCCGCCATGTGCGGGGGTTTGTCGTTTTAAGGGCTTCTGCGGCTTCTGCGGCTTTTCCCTGAAAGCACCGTTAGCGCGTGCGCGCGCGTATACGGGGGGACTAGGTAAAAGACGCAAAAGACGCAAATGGGAAAAAACACCGTGGGATTTTTTCCCACGGAACGCCGTAGGCGCGATTACAGCGCCTCGTGATGCAGGGCAGGGGTCAGCCGGGGGTAGGCGTAGAATCGGCTGCAATCGTCGGGGTCGGGGCTTGTAGAGCCTTCCATTGCCAGACCCGCATGGGAGGCAATCGACCTGCCTTGACCCACCTGCTGACGGCTGGTCGGGACACCCCGAGTTTACGGGCGAGGGCGGCTTTAGAGCCTGCGACTGCGAGGGCGGCTTGGATGTCCATGGGCGGTAAGTTAACGATGGTAAAAATAAATGCAAGAGGCTGTTGACATCGGTTAACAGCAAGCGCATCATGGCTCCACGGTCACAAACGACCGGTAACCGGAGCAACAGATATGCGACCCATACCCCAACACCTGCCCCCCGCAATCCGCTGGGCAATCGCAGCAGGTGAATCTCGAGCAGCACGCGACCTTGCGATGAAGCACGCAAGAGCGCACGCAGACATCCGTGCAGCGTTTGTTATTTGCGCTCGAACCAACCAACGGCTGATGTTTCAAGCCCTACAGATGGCGAGGGCATCAGTATGAAAACCGTTGGCCTGTACCTGTTTTCGTTCGTCATGTTTGCCGCCCTCGCGTGGCTTGCTGTGAGGACTTTCTGATGGACGACTGGCAACAGCAACGCGAGTGCGAGGAACGCCGGTACTACACCGAGCCGGTCATCCTCACTTGGACGCAAGCCGATATCGACCGCCACAACGAACTGCGGCGCGAACTTAAACAAATGATTGAGGAAAGCAAATGTCAGACCTTCTAAAAATCAATGTCAACGACCATGTTGAAAAGAAAGGTAACCTGTCTTACTTGAGTTGGGCGTGGGCGTGGGCTGAAGTGCTGAAGGTTGACCCCGGCGCACAATGGACGGCGCACGAATGGGACAACAGCCCCATCATGATTCTGCGAAACGGCACAGCAATGGTTAAGGTCAGCGTCGAAATTAAGGGCGACATCAAGACCTGCATTCTCCCTGTCATGGATAACAGGAACAGAGCCATCGTTGACCCTGATGCGTTTGCCGTGAATAGCGCCATCATGCGTTGTCTTACAAAGGCCATCGCAATGCACGGCCTCGGCCTTTACATCTACGCAGGCGAGGACTTGCCAGAGTCGGAGAAAGCCGAGCCTAACCCCGAGGTGCTGGCGCAGATTGCGTCTGTGACTGACGCGGCTGCGCTTGTTACCTTGTTCAAATCACTTGACCCCGCCATCCGCGCAACGCACATGGATGCGTTCAGCGCACGCAAGAAGGAACTAGCCTAATGGAACAGCGTACAGACGACTGGTTTGCGGCACGGCTTGGCAAGGTCACAGCCTCCCGCGTTGCGGATGTTATTGCCAAGACCAAGACCGGCTATGGCGCAAGTCGCGCTAACTATATGGCTGACCTTGTGGTCGAGCGCCTTACAGGTCAGAAGGCATCCTCGTTCAGCAACGCCGCGATGGAATGGGGGACGGAGCAGGAGCCGAACGCCAAAGCCGCCTACGCCGCCAAGACCGGGATACTGGTCGAGGATGTCGGCTTCATTGACCACCCGACCGTTGCGATGTCTGGTGCCAGCCCTGACGGGTTTGCCGAGGAGGGTTTGGTGGAAATCAAATGCCCGAACACCGCGACCCATCTGGAATACATCTTCGACGGCAAGCCGCCGCAGAAGTATGTGACGCAAATGCAATGGCAAATGGCGTGTGCCGGTAAGCCGTGGTGCGATTTCGTGTCCTACGACCCGCGTTTGCCCGAGCGGCTGCAACTGTTAGTCGTGCGCGTCCCGCGTGATGACGACTACATCAAGATGCTTGAGCAGGAAGTAACCATCTTCTTGCAAGAGTTGGACGACAAACTTAACAAACTAGAAAAGGTGACCCTGTGAATAAGCAGTACGATAACAACAACCGTGGCGTTTTGTTTAAGAACGATAAGCGCGGCAACGAAAAAGCCCCCGATTATCGCGGCTCTGCCGTTCTTAACAATATTGACCTCAACATTAGCGCGTGGATTAAGCGCAGCAGTAAAACCGGCGATGCCTTCATGTCCCTCAAGTTTGAGCCAAAGCAGGCTGCGCGTCCCAAGACGATGGCAGAACAGAACCCCGAGAAGTTTGCCGACGATGAGGATTTGCCGTTTTGAAAATTTTCATCGGATACGATAGCCGCGAGGACATCGCCTACGAGGTGGCCCGTGCGTCCATTTTGGAACACATGGAGGCAGAGGTTGTCGCGCTTCGACTGGATGACCTCCGTGAGATGGGGATGTACTGGCGCGAACCAGACGCGTTCTCATCCACGGAGTTCAGTTTTAGCCGGTTCCTTGTGCCTGCGCTCTGCAACTTCAGAGGCAATGCCTTGTTCATGGACTGTGACTTTCTGGTACGGCACAGTCTGAAGCCGTTGCTCGACTTCAACAATCCTGATGTTGCAGTGTGGTGTGTCCAGCACGACTACAAGCCCACATCTCTGACAAAGATGGACGGGCAGGTACAACGCCAATACCCGCGCAAAAACTGGTCGTCGTTTATGTGGTTCAATTGCAGCCATCCGTCAATGGGTGGGCTGACACCCGAAATCGTGAACAGCGAAACCGGGATGTATCTGCACAGATTTATGTGGGTAAACGACCGGCACATTGGTGCGTTGCCGCCGACCTTCAACTACTTGGAGGGTTGGCACACACGGGCGCAGGTTCCTGACCCGACTTGCGTGCATTTCACCGAGGGTGGCCCGTGGTTCGATGAATACCAGAATGTCGAATACGCCTACGAATGGAAGCAATGGGCTGGACGGGTGAGGGCATCCGAGCGATGAAACGCATCTTCCCGCGAGGCACTAGACCGGACGCTATGGCATCTGTCGTAACGCGGATGGTGTCTAACCTTGACCCGCTCAAAACATGGGCGGTCGAGGTTACGGAGTGGAAGAAGCCGCGCACGAACCAACAGAACAAGTTCCTGTGGGGCGTGGTGTACCCGTCCATCCTTGAGGGCGGTGGCGAGGCGTTGCGCGGATGGCAGCGCGACGACCTGCACGATTACTTTTTGGGCGAGTGTTTTGGATGGGAGACATTGGAAGGGTTTGGGCGTAAGCGCCTGCGACCGCTCAAGCGTTCCTCTGCGCTTACCAAACAAGAGTTCAGCGAATACCTGATGTTTCTTGAAACCAAGTGCCACGATATGAATATCGTGATACCGGAGCCTGCGTATGAACCTGCGTAAAGAAGCCCGAGGGCGAGGCTGCATGGTGCGTATCCCCGAGGTTTGCAACCACAACAGCGAGACAACCGTGCTGGCGCACTACCGGCTTGCCGGGGTATCTGGGATTGGCATGAAGTCGCCCGACATCCTTGGAGCATGGGCCTGTAGCGCGTGCCACGATGCCATCGACCGTCGAGCGCATACCGACCTTGACCGCGACTATGTGCGCTTGCTGCACCTTGAAGGTATGGCGCGAACCCTCGCACAACTCAACCGAGAGGGACTACTGTGACCTTTATGGTAGACACGCCGTACACCCCGGCGTACATCCGCAACGAATTCCTGTATGACCACCAGACGGGCAAAGGGGAGTTTACCCCCTGCACCATCTTCGGGTTCCGGGCTGAACCTGCACGGGTACCCATGTTTAGCGTTATGGCGGCTTGTGGGGCGCAATGGGCGAGGGTGCCTATCCATGCCCTTGTCAGCAAGCCATGCCCTCCAATGGCTTTAGAACTCGCCTGCTGGTGGGACTCCTTCAGCCGCCATGCCGAGGTGCGTGAAATGGAATTCCTGCGGGGTCACCGTGTCCACGCCCGTGGCAGGGACGGAGTGTGGAGGCCGGGGGTGTATGTGTTCTCTGTGTTTTGGCACAACGGGGGATGGTCGGAGGTCAGCGACCAGAGCAAAGACCACCACATTGTCCGGCTGGAGTCAGGGCCGTTTATCGCTTACCCCAACAACAAACTGCATTGGGTTGACCCGAGCCACCTGTCGGGCGACCCGCCGCGAGATTGGAAATCACCGTCACAGTCTTACTCGGTGGAGGCACTATGGTCAGATGGTTCGTCAACTGGTTCCGCAACATAAAGTTACGCAGGCACCACGAATGGAGCCGCGTCCCAAAGCCTAATTGGGCGTGCAGCCGAGGCTACCGAGACACTTGGTAAACGGCTGGCGAGTCGTCTAACGGTCGGACAACGGACTTTGACTCCGTGAATGAAGGTTCGATTCCTTCCTCGCCATCACACCCTGCGCTCAAAATGCGGCACATCCTTGAACGACTTCCAGAACCCGCCCCATTGGTTCTTGGGGTCGAGGCTCTGCCAATACTCACCGACCGGAGTAAGCGCCGGGATGTCGTAGGTCAGTTTGCCGTCGCGAAAGAAATTCAAGTCGATGGCACACCGCTTGAGGTGGATGCTGTTCATCGTCTTGCTACGCCCAGTCTTGACATAGATAGCCTGCTGTTCCGGGGTACGGGCAAGTTCACCGCCCGTCACCACAAAGCCCAGTTCAGTCGCTTTGTTAACGAGTTTGGCGACATCCAGCAGGAACGCCGCTTGTTCTTTTACGAGGCTCATTTCATGGCCTCCTTCATAGCATCGGTCTTTTCCTTACTGCCGACGCTGCTACCGAAGTAGTACGAGACAACCTGCGTTGCGACCGCAGACAGCACGCCCAAGATGTAGATGAGGATGTCCTTGCGGCTAGGGTCAATCGGGCTTGCTTGGAACAGCACGATGCCGAAGAGCGTGAAGGTGATGCCAAGCAAACCAAGCGCCAGAATCGGCGTGATGAGTTTGTTTAGCAGCGGTGCCTTGTCGGAGGTGACAATCTGCGTCTCGCGTACCCGCGCATCGTTGGTGTCCTTCAGGCGCATCTCAAGTTCAGCGAGGTCAAGTTTGTCCTCTTCCAGACGCAACTTGAGCAATTCTTCCTCATGCTCCATCTGGGCAATCTGTACCCGCGCCAAGTCCTCGCTGGACATATCCGGCTTCAGTTCAACGCCCAACTTCTTTTCAACATAGTCCTTGCCCTTTGCCATGACGGCGTTGGCAACGAGGTTCAACCCGTTACCAAGGAGGGGTGTAAGGATGGCTTGTAGCGCGGCAGGTATCACTTGTCTTTCTCCTTCTGTTCAAGCAGTTTGACCCGCATCTGTAGGTCATAAATCTTGTCGAGCAGTTCTTCCTTCTGACGCTGGCGGCGCTCTGCCGAGATGGGGCTGTCGGTCGGCACACCCTCTGGCGTAATGAGCGCAGGCATCTGACCCTCAATCTTGGTCAGACGGGTGCTGAAGGATGTGACCTGCCCCAAGAGCCATGCGATGCAGGCAATCAGGACGGGAACCAGCATCTTCATTATCTCGCCAAAGTTCACAGAACTGGCCCCCTCTTTCGTCACTTAATGGACTCCAGAAACATCATCGTCACCGTGCCAAACGCGGTCAGCAGGATGACAATAATCGCCCCGCCAACACGCATCAGAAGGTTCTCCAACCGCTTCAGCCGCGCATGGATTGCTTCGTAGCGCACAGCGCAAACGTCTATATGCGAGGTCACGGTCACCTCCAAATCTTGTACCGTGGTCACGGCTCCCCGTCCTTCACGACCTGCGGCTCTGCTTGCGCCTTGATTTTGACGACAAGGGGCCACGCACCGCTGCTCGTCGGCAACTGTCCAAGCACTTGCAGGATGGCGTTGACCTCTTCCGTGGTCAGCGTGAGGTTAATCACGGCGACACCCACGGCAGCGGCGGCGAGACGACCGGCGGGTTAATCTGATTGTCAATCTGCTGCTGCACCGCAGCCTCTGTGGCCGTCTTGTCCACGCCGTTAGCCCAGACCCAGCCAAGTACTTGGTCGAGCGTGAGCGAGGCATACGGAGTGAAAGCCTCGCCCTGAACGACAGTGAACGAGGTGGTCGAGTAGACCTGCCCCGTGTAAGCGCCATCCACGCCCGTGCACTGCCAATGGGCCGTGACTACATAGTCAGCGCCTTCAGCAGACTGCGGGAGGCAGTCAAGTTGCGAGATGTTCCAAGTGATAGTGGTCATGATTGCTCCTGTGTATTACGGCCCAGCATCGCGCCAAACGCCGGTGCTGTAGAAATAAAGTTTGTTGTTGGTGGTATCTACGACGATGGGTGCCATGCCCGTGATGGCGGTCGGCGTTCCGGTCGGCGTACCCGCGCAGGTTGGGACATAGAGGAAGCCGTTTGTAGCGGTCGTGGCAAGGGCGGCAGATGCGCCTGCGACGATGTTGCCCGCCGGGGTGATGCGGGCGCGCTCAACATCGGATGTGTAAAAAATCGTAGCCATGCTGTCACGACCGCGAACATGGACATTGCTATCGACATACAACTCGAAAGAGTTTGTCGTTGAACTGTCCTGCAAACGAAGCGTTGCAGCACCGGCACGCTCAATCTCAATGCCGCTTCCGTTCGCAAACACCGGCGAACTCGTCCCGATGCCGAGGTTGCCTGCCGTGTCAAGCCGCATAAATTCGGTAGCGTTAGGAGCAAACACAAACGGAGCGTTGTTAATTCCGTAAAACCGAATGCCGTTTGTCGTTGAATCAGCCGCAATCTCTAGAGCGTTAGCGCCTGAAGAGTTTTCCAACCGCAGTGTGGCGATGCCTGCGCGTTGAATTTCTACCCCAGAGCCAAGTGCAAATGCAGGCGAACTTGTCCCGATGCCGAGGTTGCCGGAGGAGTCGAGCGTGAGTTGATTTGTACCGCTTCCACCAGTTTGAATAGCAAAAGATGACCCACCAAACAGCGTGGCAAGCGTCGTGGTGCTGCTCGTCGTGTTGAGCGTGAAGCCGAACGAACCCGTGGAATCGTTCTGACGGTATTGACTGCCGACAACATGGAGTTTTGCGCTAGGCGAAGTCGTCCCGATGCCGAGGTTGCCGGAACTATCAAACCTAGCCGCCTCAACGCCGCCCTCCGTGAAGGCAATCGTGTCTGCGGCGGGGAAGAAGATGCCGGTGTTGGTGTCGCCGGTCGTGGTGATAGACGGCGCTGCTGCGGTGCCTGCCGAGAAGGTGGCTACGCCGCCGACATTGAGCGCCGAGGTGATGGACACATTGGCAAAGGTCGCGTTACCGGCGCTGTTCAACTGCGAGACGACTTGGAAGCGCGTGCCGTCATAGACGACTACCACCACCTCACCGCTCTTGATGTCACCCGCAGCAAGGGCCACAGACCCGTCACGGGTCACAGCCTTTGCGCCAAGCGAATCAATGTTGAGCGTTACCGCGCCCGTGTTATCGCCCGTGGCGACGAAGTAGAACATCTGTCCGGCAGCGTAGGCGGCAACCACAGGCGCACCCACAGCCGTGATGGTGTCCGTCCCAGAGACGCTCGTAAGCAGTTTGGTGACCGTAGACTGCACCTGCGACAAGTTCGCAGAGTCCGTGGCGGCAGAGCCGACCCCAAGCCCCGTAAACTTGTAGGTAGACATCGGGATGTTGGCGGTAACCGTCGTCTGCCCGTCCTTCGTGATGGCGGTCGAGAGGCCGGTAGCAAGGTCAGCCGTCAGGGCGTTAAACGCCGTGGACGAGATGACGGTGCCAGCGACTACAGGCTGGCCTGCCGTGTTGATAAGGAATGTACCCGAGCCATTGAAAGACATGTTAATTGCTCCTTTGCATCATTTCAGCCAACCGCTCTCTACGCGATTTTTGCCTTTGTTTTGTTGATTCTACTGCGGCAGGAATTGCTATAGGCCCGCGTTGTTGCGGTTGACGATAAAAAGCGCGAGAAACAAGGTTTGGAACCAACAATCCCGTTATGGGGTCAACAACGGTAACGCTTGCTGCTGTGCCAATTCCGCCTCTTGCGGCTTGCGATATACGTTGCAATGGGTCGCCGCCGCCTAAACCAAACATTTCTCGACCGCCCGTAAGCAAATCTTGCGCGAACATCCGTTGCGCCGTGCCGCTGTTGGGAATAGGGTCAGGAATAATGCCATCGCCCGCTTTGACCAAATTAGTAAAACTGTCTACATCCGGGTCGCCTCTTGTCCATTCATCCGGCAACTGCGATTTTTGTTCTCGCGCAATGACTCTAGGGTTAATAAACCCAGAGTTAATTGTTTTTTGGGCAGGGTCAAGCATTGCTTCTTCAATTGTTTTGAAGATAGCGTATTCACGGTTAACTTGCCGCCATTGCTGTGCAATTTCGGGCGGCGTGTTTTCTTCCATCAAATCTGTCAACCCTCTACGCAAACCAAGCAACGCTTGTTGATACCGCTCTGAACCGGGGGCATCACTACGACCAGCCTTGCTTATTTCGCTGCTTAATTCCTCTTGCATCCGTTGGTAAGTTTGACCCGGACGAGGCGTGCCTGCTGCCCAATTAAGCAAATCATCGCGCATTGTTCGAAAAGTGCGCTTCATCTGGTCGCTGAACCCTTGACCATATTGACTTTCAACTTGCGCCAATCGGTTGAACAACGGTTCACTTCCACCCATCAACCTAGTGTTCTGTTCTAGGTAATCATATGCTTGGTTAAAACGATTTCTTCCTTCGCGCAGCACTTCTTGCGAAGCAACATCGCTATTAATACCAGCGCGGCGCAACAATGCTCTTGTATATGCGCGTTGCTGCAAATCTTGAAACCTAGCAGTCTGCACAGTTGACCCCGGCAGATAAGCCATTGTGCTTTCCATCGTTTGAGTCAACGGCGCACCCGACCGCTGTCCCGGCGAAATTGGTATACCTTCGTTCTCCAATCGCTGAACATTGCCGCGCCGTATTTCGTTTGGCGGCATTGGAGCGGTAGGTGCAGTAGGCGTAGTACGGGGGCGTTGGGGTTGCGGCGGTGAAACCCTATTTTGCAATGCTGTTGCCGTATTGCGTGCAGAGGTAATTACATTTTGAGCGGTACGCTGTGCACCACCTACAGACATATACGGAGAAGCGCCGCCAACAACACCAGCGGCTATTGCTACAGGCTCGGGCAACCCAACTTCACGCGCTGTCTGTGCCGTTGCTGCGCCTGTACCGCCTGCAATGGCTTGCGTTCCCGGCCCCGCACCAGTAGCGCGCAACACATTTTCAGTTACGCTTGCAGGCTGCGGTTCACGTTGCAGCAATCGCGCAAGTCTCATGTTTTCTGCGCTTCTTAACGCTTGTGCTGCCGTGCCGCCAGCGCCAATAACACCACGGATACCAGCAACTCCAACGCGCTCCGGGCCTGTCTGCGGCTCTGGCAAACCAATAGCCGTTAAACCACGCTCTACGGCTTCTTGTCCCTTGCCGCCGGTTGCAAGCAGGTCAGCAAGTTGACTAAAACCGTAAGCGCCTACACCAGCAACAGCGCCGGGGATAGCGCCTACGCCAGCAAAAGGCAAACCCGCTAAAGCACCTGCGCCACCTGCGGCTGCATACGGAGCCACGGCACGGGTAACAAGACCAATTCCACGCATGAACCCGTTTTCTTGTGATTGCTCAACAGGCGTTTCAACAGGTTCTTTAACAGATACAGCAGACGCTCTCTTTGCCCGTTCAGCCTGTACTAACGCTCTGGCTTGTGGTGAGTTTTTGTCAACATTGTCTGGAACATTGGGGATTTCAATGCCGTCTTTTGTGCGAATTGTGTACGGCATTAGTAGTCAACCTCTTCAACTTTATCTGAACCTTCATATCTATTTAACAAAAACTCTGCTTCTTCATTTGCAAATTGTTGAGCATTGGTAAAACTGCGTTGCAAATCTTCAAGAGCAGACAAAACAATCGCTTTGTTGTTTGGATTATCAAGAATTTGTTTTTGAGCGCGAAGAGCATCGCCTTCCGTTTGCGTTCCTTTTGCAAGTTGCAAAATTGTATTGACTTGTTCCGTGACAAATCTGTTGAGTTCTGAATACAGAACATAAGGAGGTTTGTTGCCTTTTGAATCTCTTGCAATTCCTTCTGGGTCTGTTGCTCGTTGTATAGAATATTGAATGCCAGATGAAATATTTAATGGCAAATTATCGTTTTCAATAAGATTGCGGAAATAATTAGCCCTTTGAACACCTGCGGCAAATTGTTTTGATTTGGTTTGAAGTGCTGCAATATTGGTTGCAACACTTCCCGGCATTTTTGGTTTTTCACTTGGTGCTGATGCTGGCGTTTTACCAACCGCTTCAGAACGTCTTACAAGGACTGGTTTTCCATCCGGCCCCTCAACTCTTTCCAATGGTTCGTTACTAGCGCCGCCGCCTGTGTTGACTACGATGCGCCTTGCTTCAGCAATGTCTCTTATGCGAGAAACTGCTCCGGGTATATCTTCCCATTGTTGCGTTTTAGGATTCCATTGCAATGTGTCTTGCGCGGCGGTTTTAGGAGCAGCGATTGGTTGTTCTCGCGGCTTCAACACGCCAAAGTTGCCTGTGTTTAGATAATTCGTAAAACTTTCCGGCGTGTAATCGCCCGGGTCAATTGCGCCAACCTCAAGTTGCTTCGGCTGCATCGCCGCGTACTGCATCTGCCCGATTTTCTGCACAAGCGGGTTCTGACTGGTCAGCACGCCCTCAAGGGCAAGCGCACGCTTTTGTTCGGGCGTAAATTCAGCCTTGTATTGAGGATTGGCAAGCATTGCAGCCATGCGTTGCGGGTCAGTTTCTCGACCCGTTGCGGTTGGCATATACACTTGGTCATCTTCCGGTCTGCGCCCCAAGCGCACCTGTGGGCCTGCTTGCGGAACCATTTCGGGAGTCGGGGCAGGCATAGCGGTCTTGCGGTATTCCAACCGACCGTCTACCAGTTCCGGCGTTCCCGCTTGTGCAATGTCTTGCATTGCGGCTTCGCCAATCGTCATCGTTTTGGCAGGCTCGGTCAACGCACGGAGGAAATCCCGTGCCTCACGGGTTTGCGCCTTCATTGCGCCTTCTTCAGCCTCATCTGCCTTACGGGCAGCACGGGCGGCGAGGAACGCTTGCAGACCCTGTACCAGAGGCGCTCCGCGAGGAATGGGGGCGTTCTGAATGTCCCCCGGCTGGTATGCCTGCTGCGCCAACATCTCTGCCATACGGCGACGACGGCGTGCCTCGGAGGCTTGCCGCTGGTACTCGTCTGGGAGCGCAAACATCGAGACTGTTTTGTAGCGTTCGTCAGCCATTCTCGAATCCTCCCCGGTCAGGGCCACCCTGCGGGTTGGTCATCCCCGGCGACTTCGGCATCTTCGGGTACTGCCGCAAAAACTGACGCGGCGCACGGTTGATATCCGCAGCGTTTTGCGGGGGCGAATACTGCATATCACTCTGCGCCCCTGCGTTGTTGCTCACCTGCTGGCTTTGACCCTGCATCTGGAGCATACGCGCCATGCGCTGACCGCGACCACCGTTCATCATGGGGGGAGCGTTAAAGGTCTGGTATGGGGTTCTCATTGCAGCATCCCGTAGTAAACCATCTTATAACCGTCTGCTGGGTCTATAGCCACAGCCTCGGGTTTGACCTGCTCAACCTCATCAGCCATTACGCCGCGTTCTCGCCGGTCAAAAATGTCATACTCATAAATGCCGATGCCGAGCGGGTGAGTGCCGACGCGCACAATGTTGGATTTTAGGCGGCGGTCAGATTTAAATGCTCCGCCACCTGCTGCCGCCCCTACAGCACCGCCTAACTGTCCATACATACCCATCTTGGCGTTATATGCAGAAACTTGGTTGCCGTAGTTCTGTTGCGCAAAGTTGCCCGCTGCCTGTTGTGCGTTAAAGACGGGAGCCGCGTCAACTTCCGCGCCTTGATACGACTGAAATTGCGGCAATTGCACCTGTGCGCCGCCCATAATGGCTGCAACCTCGTTAAGCGGGAGCGCCCGAAGCGCCAACTGCTCTTGCAACGCCGCTTGACGCTGGGCGTTCTGGAAGTTTGCCGCCGCCTGCGCTTGGTTGAAGCCCTGTGCTTGGAGCGCCGCTTGAGCCTGCGCCTGCTGCAATGCCGCCTGTTGGTTCTGGGCAAGCGAGGCGTTATACAGCCCAGCAATGTCCAT